TGGTGGAGCTGGTGAGTCCTGCGTCGAACACGCCGGACTCTATTGCAGACAGGTCTGCGTGCTTGAGCTTACCGTCTGCGCTACTTATATTAAAGTAAATCAGCATTCTGTCGTCATAAAGGTAAACTTCTGACACGAAGTCAGTAATAATGCGCCTGTGGTAGTCCTGCTCCGACTCACCAGGTCGAGGATCGAGGTGCTGCAGCAACGCAAAGAGAATCTGGTCCTCTGTGAAGGCCAGACGCGCACCCTTTAGATAGCTGAGTTCGCCCTGGATAACTGTCTGCTCGTTCTCCAACTCCTGGAGGCGTGCAGGCAGAGCCTGGGTCATCGCTCCGGACTCGATCGCCCGAAGTATGTTAGCTATGGCCTTTTTATTCTCGGCCAGCTTCTTCTCGTAAAAGGCGATCTCCGAGGCGGTATTATTTTGACGTTCTTGCGCCGCATACACCTTCTTCGATAGCTCCTCAAGGACGTCTTCCTGGAGGATATAGCGAACGGTGAAGTCTACGACGGCCTTCTCAAGGCGATCACGGGACACCTGCTTTTTGTCGCAGGTCCGCTCTTTGCCTCGAGTGTTCGCGCAGTAATAGTAGTACCACTTGTTCCCGCTTTTGCCCGTGCCGCTGACTCCCTGCATTGGTCCTTTGCAATGACCGCAGAAAAGTTTCCCGGCCAAAAGGTATTCCGCTTTCGGAGATACCGGTGCTCTATGTGTGCGCCGGCGTTCCATTTCGGCCTGAGCCAGGCAGAAGGTCTCTTTCGAGATGATCGCAGGCATGCCGCCCTCAACTACTATATCGTTATACCGATACTCGCCGATGTACTTTCGGTTCTTGATAATTCGGTTGATACTGTTCTTGTTGAAGAGGTTCCCCTGCGAGGTACGAAGGCCACGGGCGTTCAGGTAGTCGCATATCGCGGCATTTGACTCGCCCTTGATATACATCTCGAAGATCGTCTTGACCGCCTGGGAAGACTCTGGGTCAATCTGGAAGTGCTTCTGCTCGTCTACTGTATAGCCGAGGGGCCTACCGCTTCCGAGGCTCTGGCACTTGAGCGCGCTCTCATTCAGGCCGCGCTTGATCTTCTGAGCGAGCTCCGCGGAGTAGTATTCTGCAAGGCCTTCCATGAGGCTCTCGAGGATAATCCCCTCAGGGCCTTCCGGTATGGCTTCCGCGGCATAGAATATTTGAATGCCGTTTCGCCTGAGCTCCCGCTTATAGATCGCGCTGTCATATTTGTTCCGCGCAAAGCGGTCTGTCTTGTAGACGACAACAGCCTCGAACTTATGGGCCTTAGCGTCTGCAATGAGTCGCTGAAACTCTGGGCGCTCGTCTGTTCGCCCCGAGATATGTCGGTCGCAGTAGGTGTCAACTACGGTCAAGCCCCGCTGCTTACAGAACTCTGTGCAGACTCTGAGCTGACCGTCGATACTCTGATCGGTCTGTCTCGGGCCGGCAGAATAGCGTGCGTAGATTACTGTATTCATGTACTTTCTGCCTCCCTCTTAAAAATTACGTCGTTATGGTACTCCAGAAGCTCTCTACGTGGCGGAAATCGGGGGGGGGGGGTAAAATATTCCCGTCGAGAGAAGTCAGCCAGCGGGCTGTAAATGCGTCCTGAGGGGCATTGAGAATTGACGGCGAAACATGGATTTTCATGGATGGGGTGATCGTTATGAGGCCTCGGTCAAAGGCCTTATCGTAGAACGTATTCAGGCAAATGCCGTTCTCCGGACTGGTCCGGTCTGCGGAGTCTCGGCAGTGAGAATACGGTTTGATATGACTTGCGACAAGCATTTGCGGCAGCGCGCAGCCGGAAATAAAGCACCGGCCGCTGTACGTGGCAAGGACCGCCTTCTTAAAGAAGTACCGCTCACGGGTTACCTTGCTGTGATCGGTCAAGGAGGAAAGCGCCTTTGCTCCTTGCAAGGGTGAAGAGTCAAAGAGGTCAAGACCGGTAAGAGTCTCCGCCTCAAGGCTCAACGCGCCCCAGTCGTGCTTGAACTCCTCGTAGATCAGTCGATCAGCTTTTGCTACGTTCTTGAGTCCAGAGGAAACCTTCGGGTCTATAAACTGGAAGTTCCTCATGCGCATTACGATTGAGGCGACTGAGTGCGGTATGATCTCAGCCACCTGCTGAATGACCTTGTTGCTGGGGTTGATCTTATTGAGAGGCGTTACACAGTAGAGCGCGAAAGCGACTACTATGTCCTCTCGGCTCCAGGCGTTCATTGGTTCTGCTCCTCTTCAAGACGGATTGCCGTCATAAGGAGCTCCATACGACGCTTAACGTCGAGCCCAGCGAAAATGCGTAAAAGCTCAGCCTCTTCTTTTGAGCGCTGCTGCTCCAGATGAATCTCTCCGGAGTTCTGGCCGATCACGCCGTTATTGGTCCCCACCGTTCCGACGTTTACGCTGTTGTCAGTCCAACCCATGAGATAATCAACCGTAGTATCAAGCGCCTGCGCGAGCTTCTGCATTTTATCTGTACGAAGAGTTTTTATAGACCCAGTTTCCCATTTACGAACGGTACTTGCACCTACGCCAACGCGGTCACCGAGCTCCTGTAAAGTGAATCCCTGTTGAGTTCTTAGATAATGGATTCTGTCGCCTGTCGTCATCATAAATCACCTCTTAGACACATTATATCACGCGCGTGTCATAAAGGGAATAGTTTTTGTCGCTAAGGAGAAAAATTTTTCCTAAAAGCCATTTACAAACGGAAACTACCGCGCTATAATGGATTTGTCCTTTGGGACAAAAACACAACGCGCTGTGGTTACACTAACGAAAGGAGGCCGCATATAGTATGATTAACACCAGACTTCTTCAGGCGCACATGGTTTTGCAGGGCGTTACCGTTAAGAGCCTTGCGGACGCGCAGGGCTGGAGCGTACGGAACGCTTACCGCAAAATCAAGGGCGAAACCGCCTTTACTGTGCCTGAAGTTCAGATTTGTAAAGAGCTCTTGGCGCTTGACCCGCCTACTACCAACGCAATTTTTTTTGCGGCTGATTTGTCCTAAAGGACAAAATGCGACAAGTGCTCGCCGATTCTGCTCTTGCAAGAGAACAAGTAATGCTTGATCGCCTTTGCGCCGCGGTCACAGCTTTTTATGAAAACCCGCAAAACGTCCAGGCCTATGAAGCTTGGAAGAAAAACAAGGAGGCAACCAAAAATGAAAATAACTGTAACTATGGAACTGACTCAGGAAAACCTGAGCAAACTGAGAGCTCTGCTCCCTAATACTGAGATTCCCGGACAGCTGAGCATGTTCGACGCCCCTTCTGAGAAACCCGTCGAACCCGATAAGCCTGTCGAAGAGGACAAGCCTACCGGTGAAGATAAGCCGATCACGAAGACCGATATTCGCGCCGTAGCCTTGAAACTGTCTAAGGCCGGCAAGCAGAAAGAGCTTGCTGCTGCGTTTGCGAAGTTCGGCTGCAAGAAGCTGTCCGATTTTGATAGCCGCACGGAAGACTATCCGGCGCTTATGAGAGAGCTGGTGAGCGTCAATGGCTAAACATGCTTTGCTGTCTGCCAGCGGCGCTCATCGCTGGCTTGAGTGTACACCCAGCGCTCAGCTTGAACTGCAGTTTCCGCAGAGCACAAGCGAGTACGCCGAGGAAGGCACTGCCGCTCATGAGCTTTGCGAGCTGACCGCTCGCTACTGGCTCGGTGAGATCAGTGAGGCCGAATATGAGAACCAGCGCGACGAGCTTGCTAAAGGCAAGTACTACAACGCTGAAATGCAGGAATGCGCGAACGACTATGCGAAGTTCGTTGCAGAAAAGACCGCTGCCGCTCGAGAGACTTGCGAGGACGCCTTTACGGCCCTCGAGGTTCGTGTGGACTTCTCGAAGTACGTCAAAGACGGATTCGGCACTGGCGACTGCATTATCGTGTCGGACAACGCACTCGAGATCATCGACTTCAAGTACGGCAAAGGCGTTCGCGTTGAGGCTGCCGGCAACCCGCAGATGAAGCTCTACGCTTTGGGCGCTTACCTCGAATACAATACCCTTTTCGATATTGACTCCGTTCGTATGACGATCTTCCAGCCTCGCCTCTCTGGCGTGCAGAGCTCTGACGAGATCACTGTCAAGGAGCTGCTTGAGTGGGCTGAGAAGTATGTCAAGCCTCGAGCAAAGCTGGCCTATAAGGGCGAGGGCGAGTTTGCGCCTTCCGAAGAAGTCTGCAAGTTCTGCCGAGCAAAGGCACAGTGTAAAGCCCGTGCCGATAAGAACCTCAAGCTCTTCGATGAGGCTCCTGACGTTCTGCTTTTGACTCCTGAGGACGCCGGCAAGATTCTGGAACAGGCTGGAGATATTCAGTCCTGGCTGGCTGATCTTGAGAGCCTTGTCTCTTCTACCTTGCTCGCCGGTCAGCCTGTTGAGGGCTGGAAAATGGTTGAGGGCCGCAGCAATCGCCGGTTCGCCGATGAGTTGAAGGTTGTGGACGCTATGAAGGCCGCAGGCTACGACGAGAGCCTTCTCTATGAGCGCAAGCTGATTACTTTGACTCAGATGGAAAAGGACTTCGGTAAAAAGGCTGTAGCCGAGACACTCGGCGAGCTGATCGTCAAGCCCCAGGGCAAGCCTACTCTCGCCCCTGCGAAGGACAAGCGTCCTGAGTTCCGACCCGAAGAACAGCTCCTCGCTGAGTTCGATAAGTAGGAGGTATCGTCATGACGGAAGCAGCAAGACGCAGAACTCGGGCGAGAATCCGACCTATCAAAATCCAATGGCTCCTCATCCTGGCCCTTACCGTGGCCTTGGCGATCTCAGTCATTACGCGGCCGAGCGCTTCCGTTGTTGAGCCGATCGTCGAAGAGCCTACCCCGCAGGTTGAGACTCCGGTTGAGCCCGAGTCTACGCCCGAACCGGTTTGCCTGGGCGAGTTCAGAACGACAGCTTACTGCACTTGCGTAAAGTGCTGCGGTATCTGGAGCTCAGAGCACCCGTCCAGAGTAGGAACTGACTATGTGCAGCGAACGAAGAGCGGCACGATTCCTACCGCCGGGCGTACCGTTTCAGTTGACCCCGACGTGATTCCGCTCGGTACCGCGATCATCATCGACGGCCACGAGTACATAGCCGAGGACACCGGCAACGCGGTCAAAGGCAATACCCTTGACATTTATTTTGATTCACATGAAGCCGCCGTAGAGTACGGCGTTCAGAAGAAAACTATCTATATTAAAGGAGAATGAATTATGTCTACTCAAATTACTACTGGTAAGGTCCGTTTTTCCTACTGCAACCTCTTCACCCCTCGCGCTGCTCAGGAAGGCGCTAAGGAGAAGTACAGCGTTACCCTTCTGATTCCGAAGTCTGACAAGGCTACCATTCAGAAGATCAAGACTGCTATGGAAGAGGCGAAGCAGAAGTACATCGCAGCCAACAGCGGCAAGAAGCTGCCGACCAACCTCAAGAGCACCCTGCACGACGGCGACGGTGAGCGTCCCAACGGTGGCGAGTTCGGTGAGGAGTGTAAGGGCTGCTACGTTATCACTGTCAGCTCCAACAATAAGCCGGTCCTGGTGCACTCGGATAAAACCCCTCTGACCGACCCTCAAGAACTGTATTCCGGCTGCTACGGTCGCGCGATCATCAACTTCTACGTCTACGACACCCAGGGCAACAAGGGTATCTCTGCCGGCCTGAACGGTATTATGAAACTCTACGATGGTGAGCCTCTGGGCGGCGGCGTTGTTACCGACTCCGATTGGGACGACGGCTGGGAAGATGAGGACGACAACGACCTCCTCGGTTAAGTATAAACGCCCGTCTCAGTAAAAAGCTGAGACGGGCGTTTGCAGAAGAAAGGAGGTAAAGATGAAAACTTTAGCAATCGATATTGAGACCTATAGCTCAGTCTCTTTGCAGAAGTGCGGGGTCTACGCTTACGCCCAGAGCCCAGACTTTGAGATTCTGTTATTCGGTTATGCTTGGGACGACGGTCCTGTTGAGGTGATCGATCTCGCTAAGGGCCAGAGCTTGCCCCAGGAGCTCCAGGACGCCCTGTATGACCCCGAAATCTTGAAGACAGCATTCAATGCGTCTTTTGAACGGACTTGTCTGAGCGCGTTTATGGGCCGCGTAACACCGCCCGAGCAATGGAGCTGCACCGCTGTTATGGCGAGAGAGCTTGGCTTGCCTGGTAGCTTGGAAGCTGTTGGTGAGGTCATCGGCCTTCCTGAGGACAAGCAGAAGTCTAAGACCGGCCGAGCGCTTATTCGGTACTTCTCTATTCCTTGTAAGCCTACGAAGACGAACGGCAATAGGACCCGCAATCTTCCTGAGCATGACCCTGACCGCTGGAACCTCTATGTAGAGTATAACCGGCAGGACGTTGAAGCAGAGCGCGCAATCAGAAAGAAGCTCTCCCGCTTTCCTATTTATGAAAAGGAACAGCCTCTCTGGGTTCATGACCAGCATATCAATGACCGCGGCGTTGGCGTTGACCTCAGCCTTGCTGAGCACGCCGTTGAGATCGACGGCGTTATCAAAGCTCGCTTGCTTGAACAGGCGAAAGAGCTTACGGGCCTCGACAACCCTAAAAGTACCAGCCAGCTCAAAGGCTGGATTGAGGACACGGCCGGCATAGAGGTCGAGAGCCTTAATAAGAAGTCGATCGCCGGCGTAAGGGCTGACGCCGACTGCGCGGCGGTAGATCAAATGCTCGACATTCGAGCGGGCCTTGCAAAGACCTCTACTGAAAAATACAACGCTATGCTGCGAACAGCTTGCCCGGACGGTAGAATCCGCGGGCTGACACAGTTCTATGGCGCTGCGCGCACTGGCCGCTGGGCTGGCCGCCTGGTTCAAATGCAGAACCTTCCGCAGAATAAAATGCCAGACCGTGACCTTGATACCGCGCGGCAGCTCGTAGCCGCAGGAGACCTTGAGACTCTGGAACTCTTGTTCGACGACATCTCGGGAACCCTGTCTCAGCTTATCCGTACTGCGTTTATCCCGAGACCTGGTTATCGCTTTATAGTGTCAGACTTCTCTGCGATCGAGGCGCGTGTTATCGCTTGGCTCGCAAGCGAAGAGTGGCGCATGGAGGTTTTTAATACGCACGGCAAAATCTACGAGGCCTCGGCTGAGCAGATGTTCCACTTGCCGAAGGGCTCAGTCAAAAAGGGCGACCCCATGCGCCAGAAAGGAAAGATCGCAGAGCTCGCCCTCGGGTATGGCGGTAGTGTCGGCGCTCTGAAATCTATGGGCGCTCTTGAAATGGGTCTGGAGGAGTCTGAACTGAAACCTCTGGTAAATAGCTGGCGAGCGGCAAACCCCGCAATCACAAAACTCTGGTGGGACACAGACGCCGCAGCGCGCAGGACTATCCAGACAAAGGCTCCTACAAAGCTGCCGTTTGGCATGGGTTTCTATAAGCAAGGGCCTCTGCTCAAGCTGCGCCTTCCGAACGGTAGAGAGCTGAGCTACGTCAAGCCCAGAATCGACGACGACAGTATCACCTATGAAGGAACGATTCAGTCTTCTGGCGGCTGGGGCCGCATTGAGTCCTATGGGCCGAAACTCGTAGAGAATATCGTTCAGGCTACCGCCCGAGACTGCCTCGCCGTTGCGATTGATCGTCTGGAGCGCGCCGGTTTCCCGGTTGTGTTCCATGTTCACGACGAAGTTATCTGCGAGGTACCGATCGGCGTGAGCTCCGCTGCGGAGATCAGTGCAATCATGGCTGAGCCTATCAGCTGGGCCGAGGGTCTGCCTCTTAAAGCGGACGCCTACGAGTGTGAGTACTACAGAAAGGACTGACGCAATGGAAAAGATACTGTGTTGGTCCGGAGGAAAAGATAGTACAGCCTTACTAATTCGGCAGGTAGAAGCAGGTACCCCCCCCTCCCGAATTCTATTTGCGGATGTAGGTCCTGAGGCTGAATTCGATGAGACCTATGAATTTATAGAAAAAGTTGAGCGCACGCTCAATGTACAGGTCGAGCGTATCAAATCTACGCGGTACACATTTGATTCCTATTTTTACTCGCCAATTTCGAGAGGCCACAGAAAAGGAATGCTTAGGGGCTTTCCTCCAACAGCGTCAGTCGGCTGCAGTTACCGGCGTGAGCTAAAAGTAATTCCTTTATGCGCTGCACAGGGCAAAGGTAACGAAATTTACTTAGGTATCGCCGCCGATGAAAAGCATAGAGCAGAACGGAGCTTTTATAAAACGGCAGATAATACTTATCTTTTCCCTCTTATTGAAGACGGAATAACAGAAGATATGTGCTTACAAATCTGTCAAAAGTACGACCTTGTTCACCCGTTGTACGCATATTTTAAGCGCTTAGGCTGCTGGCAATGCCCAAAACAAAGCCTCTCGAGCCTGCGTGCGCTATATCAAAACTGGCCTGAAAAGTGGCAAAAGCTCGAACAGTACCAAAGAGATTGCGCTTGGGATTTTCAACCCAATAGGTCTGTCTTTGATTTATCAGAAAGATTTAGAAAGGAGTTTCATAATGAGGATAGATGAGTTTAACAAAGCGGTCAAAGAGCAGCTTTTGACCTGCGAGAACCTGCTTCTCAATAAGGGGCATGAGTACGCCCCGGGCGCGGTAGAGACAAACGAGGTCGACCGGCTCGCCCACTTCAAAAAGGCGGCCGCAATTACCGGCACCACGCAGAAGGCCGCGCTGTTCGGTATGTTGGCAAAGCACATTGTATCGGTCTCCGATATGTGCACCGACGGAAAGAAGTATAAACGTGACCGCTGGATTGAGAAGATCACCGACAGTATCAACTACTTGCTGATTCTGAGAGCGGTCGTTGAAGAGGAGGCGAAAGATAATGGATAAGATCAAGGCCGCTGTATTGAACCCTACGGCCATTTCCGAAGCCGAAAAGATGATGGTTTGCGCGGCCAGACTCACGCAGTCAGGCCATAAGGTAAAGGACCTGGACGACTTTCTCCGGCTCTACGATAAGAGCTACACCGAGAAGACCGTGCAGAATATGACCAGCCTGCCGCACCCCACGATTCAGAAGTTCGGCGTAATCAATGTTGTTGTGGTTGGCGCGTCCAGACGGTTCCTGGCGCAGATCACACGGCACCAGAATGAGGTCAAGTTCATGTCTGCTTCGCTGCAGTACAGCGATTACTCTGACGAAGCCGACTTCGTGGTTCCGTATGAGCTGCTGGACAGTCAAATGCGCTTTTCCTACCTCTCTCAGTGCCAGGACGCTATGCGCAAGTACAAGCTGCTCGTTGAGTATGAGCTCGATAATGACGCCGCCGGCTACTTGGCGCCGCAGGGTCTCCGCAATGTACTTATCATCAGCGCAACTCCGTACCAGTGGAAGCACATGATTAGCCAGAGAGTTTGCCGTCGTAACACGACCGAGACCCGCTACGTAATGCTTAGAATCTGGGAGCAGCTTTATGAGCTGGCGCCTGACCTCTTTACTTGTGGACCGTTCTGCATGTTCGGTACATGTAAAGAGGGTAAGATGTGCTGCGGAAACCCCATTCGCTCGGATATGACGCCGACGGATATTCTTGAGGCTGACTTCCCGCTTTGCATGGAGGTATGAGAATGAAGATAAAACTGATTGACTTTAACGGTCCTGCGCCGAAGAGAGCGCATGACAACGACGCAGGGGCTGACGTGTTCAGCCCCAAAGACCAGACGATCTATCCTGGGCAGGTGTATAAGTTCCCTCTCGGGTTTGGTCTGGAGCTGCCCGACGGCTATGTGGGTTATATCTTTCCGAGGAGCAGCCTGAGCGCCAAAGGCATTGTATGCGAACTGCCGCCAATCGATTCTGGCTATCGCGGAGAGGTTCACGCGATCGTCTCCAATGTCGGCAACGACGGGTACGACATCAAGAAGGGCGACCGTATCGGCCAGCTTGTGATTATGCCGGTCGTCATTCCTGAGTTCACCTACGAGGAGGGCGCTGCCCGAGGGTCTGGGGCCTTCGGTAGCAGCGGCAGATAGTCGTGCGTGTTAAAAAGGCAGGCGGTAAGGTTTTCGGCGCTGACCTTACCGCAGCCGAACGCAAGGCCATGAATCTTGAAATCCAGAGACAGCTTGCAGAGTACGACCGCAAGCACGCGAACGAACTCGACGCCATTATACTTTGGCAGCTACACGCGCAATTCGGGTTTGGCGCAAAGCGGTTAAGACGGTTCTACGACCGTTTCAAAGCTGAGTATTTTGACCTCATTAAGAGATACGAACTGGACGAGGGCGACAATCTCTGGCTCTGCACCTACAAGCTGAAAGAAATCGGCGTCGACATAGAATCTTGGAATAAGGATGGTGAGGTCAAATGAGAATCGATAAAGACAACTACTATCTGAATATCGCGAAGGCGGTTGCAGCTCGGTCTACCTGCCTTCGCCGGCAGTATGGCGCCGTAATTGTCGCGGACGACGAGATCATTGCCACCGGCTACAACGGTGCGCCCAGGGGCGAGGCCAACTGCTGCGACGTCGGTCGGTGCTACTGTAAAGAGCACTCTACCCCGATCGACGCCCACGCCGCAAGGCATGGAGACCAGTACGGAACCTGCGTTGCAGTTCACGCCGAACAAAATGCGATCATCAGCGCGCCGAGACGCGCTATGCGAGGCGCTACTCTCTATCTCGCTTGCCTTGATGATAGCATTGACCCTGCTCCCTGTAATATCTGTGACCGCATGATTAAGAACGCAGGTATCACGAGAGTAGTAACAAGGGCAGGTACGTTTTAATGGCGCCACTTCAATACGATGGCTTGATAACGATCGCGACGGGTAGCTCGCGGCGTTCAGCAAGCTGGAAGACAAAAGAACTGCTCTGGTCTGAGTTTGTTGATAAGCTCGGCCGAGTGACAAGAACACAGGAGACTCAAGCTGAGTACTTCCGTATGCCAAAGGAAGAGCGTGACAACGCGAAGGACGTCGGCGGCTTTGTAGGTGGCACCCTTAAGGGCGGCCGCCGTAAGATCGACGCCGTACAGCAGCGCAGGCTGATTACTCTGGATATGGACTCGATTACGGCTGGCGAGGACCCTTGGCCTACGGTCGAGCTGATTCTCGGCTGCGCCGCGGTGCTCTACAGCACCCACAGCCATACAGCGAAGGCACCGCGTCTGCGCCTGGTGTTACCGCTGTCAAGGCCTGTGTCGCCAGAGGAATATGAGGCGATCGCCCGCAGAGTTGCCGGCGATATAGGTATCGACATGTGCGACGATACTACCTATGAGCCTCATAGACTCATGTACTGGGCGAGCGCGTCCTCTGATGGTGAGTTCAGGTATGAGGTGCAGGACGGCCCCTGGCTGGACGCCGACGAACAGCTTGCGAGATATGCAGACTGGAAAGACCCTACTCAGTGGCCTGTGTCCAGCAGAAAGTCTGGCACGATTCGCCGTCTTGCCGATAAGCAGGGCGACCCTACCACGAAAGACGGTATCGTCGGCGCGTTCTGCCGCACTTACTCCGTAGAGGACGCGATCGAGGCCTTTCTTCCTGAGGTCTATATCAAAGGCGAGAATGGTCGCTATACCTACAAAGGCGGCTCTACTTCCGGCGGTCTCGTGATCTACGAAGACGGCCGCTTTGCGTACAGCCATCACAGCACAGACCCTACTTGCGGCAAACTCTGCAACGCCTTCGACCTCGTCCGCATTCACATGTTCGGTAAGGACGATGAAGGTAAGCCCGCAAACACTGCGGCGAACAACCTTCCTTCCTATAAAAATATGTGTAAGTGGATTGAGACCAACTGCGAGAGCGTTATGAAGGAGCTGCAGAACAAGCAGCTCGACTACATCGTTCAGCTCTTCGGCGAGGGCGATGAAGCCCCAGATATGAACTGGGTATCTCAGCTTGAGGTCAACCCGAAAACCGGACACGCGGCGACTACAGTCGAGAACATTCGTATTATCGTCAAGAATGACCCACGCTTTAAGGGCGCATTCTACTTCGACGAATTTATGGAGCGGCCTATGGTTTGCGGTGATCTTCCCTGGAGAAAAGCAGGTCCTAAGCCTCGTTCCTGGGACGATACTGACGATGCCGGCGTCCATAACATTTTGGAGAAAGACTACAAGATCGACAGTATGCCAAAGACTCGCGAGGGCGTAGACCTGGCGCTCGCCGATGTAACGCGGCACCCTGTTAGGGAGTACCTGCAAAGCCTCGTCTGGGACGGCGAGAAACGCTGCGAGACCGTGTTCATTGACTACCTCGGGGCTGAGGACTCGAGATATGTCAGAACGGTAACCCGCAAAGCACTGATTGGCGCGGCCGCAAGAATCCTGTCTCCTGGCTGCAAGCATGACCACATGCTGGTCCTTGTAGGTCCCCAGGGTTGCCGCAAGAGTACGACCTTGAAGAAACTCGGCAAGGACTGGTTCTCTGACTCGCTCTATACTATGACCGGTAAGGACGCCTACGAACAGCTCCAGGGCTTCTGGATAATCGAGCTCGGAGAAATGGCCGCGACCAGGAAGGCAGAGATTGAGTCGATCAAGCAGTTTGTCTCCAAACAGGAGGACAACTACCGCGCGGCATACGCGCGTCGCACTCAATGTCACCCGAGGCAGTGCGCTTTCTTCGGCACGACCAACGATGAAGAGTTTTTGAGAGACCCGACAGGCGCTCGCCGGTTCTGGCCGGTCGTTGTAACGGACGCCGGGAAAACCCTTGGGGAGAAGCTGACGTCTGCGATCGTCGATCAGATATGGGCCGAGGTCGTTACCTACTACGAGGCCGGAGAGACTTGGTATCTGGACAGCGCGGTCGAGGAAATGGCCCGCAAGGTGCAGGCCGATCATACTGAGGCAAACGGTAAGCTCGGCTTGATCGAGAACTTCCTTGCTGTTCCGCTGCCTGAGGGCTGGGACGATTGGGACCTCGAAAAGAGACTCATGTTCTGGAGCGGCGGCTTCGGCGAGGAGCGCGAGGGCACCGTTCAGAGGACGAAGGTATGCGCTCTTGAGATATGGCAAGAGCTCTTTAAGGGTGACCCGAAGGGGTACTCGCAAGCCCAGGCGAGGGAGATCATCGGTCTCCTGCGCATGATTCCGGGCTGGCGGTTGTCCACCTCCGTCCAATGCGGAGCTATTTATGGAAGGCAGAGAGGCTTTGTGAAAGAGGTGTAATGCAACAAAGGTAGCACTTGTATGGCCAACTTTTTTCGTTAAGGGGTAGGTCGTACAGGAACAGAAGCAACAAAGGTAGCACTTTGCGAACTACCAGCAGCAAAGTGCTACCTACTCTGCTACCTCGAAAAACCCTTATATATCAAGGCTTTTTGGCTATTGGTAGTACTTGTAGTCGATAAAACACAAAAAGATTTTTTGAAAAAGTAAAGGGACACTCGACACAATGACGTCGCCCCCTCGCATTATACGTATATATAGGAAATCTTTGTTCCGTCTGCTACTCGACTACCTGAAGGAGGAAATCAATGTACGAAAGCACTTTTGAAAGAAAGCTATGCGACTATATAAAGTCACTCGGCGGTAAAGCGTACAAGTGGGTAAGCCCTGGAGCCCCGGGGGTGCCAGACAGAATCGCGATATTGCCGGGAGGCAAAGTCATTTTTATAGAGGTCAAGCGCCCGGGGCTGAGCGACGGGTTGAGTGTCAGACAGAAGAAGGTTATCGCGACACTCGTCGGGCTCGGCTGCACTGTATGGCGTATCTCCGATATGGAGGACTTGAAAGCGAGGTTGAGGGAGTATGGAGTTTAAGCCGTATTACTACCAGGCCTTCGCAGAGAACTTTATCCTTGAAAATCCAGAGGCGGGGCTATTGCTGGATATGGGTATGGGGAAAACGGTAGTAAGCCTGACTGCGGCAGACAAGCTCTTGAACGACTACTTCGCGGTGAGCAAGGTTCTGGTGATCGCTCCGCTGAAACCGGCGCGTGAGACCTGGCCGCCTGAGATCAAGAAGTGGGACCACCTGAATCACCTGAGGCTCTCTATGATACTGGGGTCGAAGGCTGAGCGTATTGCAGCTTGCGAGCGGGAGGCTGACATCTATGTCGTGAATCGCGAGAATGTAGTCTGGCTTGTCGACTACTATAAGAGCAAGTGGCCTTTTGATATGGTCATCATCGATGAGCTGTCGAGTTTTAAGTCCAGCAAGGCGCAGCGGTTTAGGGCCCTGAAAAAGGTCCGGAAGTACATCAAGAGAATTGTCGGGCTTACCGGCACGCCGTCGCCGAACGGTCTGCTTGACCTATGGCCGGAGATGTATCTGCTGGACGAGGGAAAGGCTTTAGGCAAGACCCTGACTGGGTACCGCGATACCTACTTCCTGCCAGATAAGCGGAACGCTTCTACGATCTTTTCCTGGAAACTGAAAGACGGCGCAGAGGAACAGATTTACGAGAAGATCGGCAAGCTCTGTATCAGTATGAACGCCGCAGACTATTTGCAGCTGCCTGATAGGCTATTCCTGCGGAGAGAGTTTGAGCTGACGCCTGAGGCAATGGACCTTTATAAGACTCTGGAGCGGGACACTCTTCTTCCGTTTGCTGACGGCGATATTGACGCTCCTACTGCTGCGGTCCTGACTAATAAGCTGCTGCAAGCTGCAGGTGGCGCGGCGTACGATGAGAACGGCAAGGTCAAGGTTCTCCATGAGTGTAAGCTCGAGGCCCTGGACCAGTTGATCGAGGAGGCGAACGGCCAGCCTGTTCTTGTGTTCTACGCTTTTCGGCATGAGCGAGACAGAATCATAGAGCGTTATCCTGAGGCCGTAGATATTAAGGAGGACGGCGCAGTCGTCCGCTGGAACGAAGGCAAGATTCCGATCATGCTGGCGCACCCCGCAAGCGCAGGGCATGGGCTGAACCTTCAAGCGGGAGGCCATATCGCGATATGGTACGGCCTACCTACCAGCCTTGAGCTATACCAGCAGGCAAATAAGCGCTTGCACCGTCCAGGGCAGAAGAAAACGGTCCTGATTCACCATATCCTGATGAAAGGCACCTATGACTACAGAGTTTTAGACGACATACTTGCGCCGAAGGAGGTGCGGCAGAACGCTTGCCTTGAGGCGCTGAAAGCAAGAATCAAGGAGGTACAGCATGACAAGAGATGAAGCAAAAGAGTTTCTCAACCGCGGCTATCGGTCCAGAGCACGGATTCAGGCCAAGCGAGAGCGCATTGATAGTTGGCAGCAGATCGCCGAGTCTATCACAGCGGCGATAAAGCCGGTAGCCGCATTCTCCTCTCTTCCCTCTAAGAAGGTAGAGGACTGCGCCTGCAATATCGTTGACCTGCAGAGTGAGATACTGGACGAGATCAACGCTCTTACGAGGGCTGAGGCTGAAATCGGCAGAGCGATCGACCAGTATGTCGAGGACCCGACTCTGAAACAGGTTTTGGAGCTGCGGTATCTCAACTATCTCAAGTGGGAGGAGATCGCGGTTCGTATGAACCTTACTTTCCGGTGGACGATGACGCTACACAAGAGAGCGTTGGAAACTTTTTCGGCGAAAGCGCGTTAATTCACATTACGCGCGCGATATAATTTATACTCGGAAGACTCGGATGGAAAACGTCCGAGTCTTTTTAGTGGGACACTGCGCGGGCCTCCGGTGCAGTGTCCCACTACACTTTTACCCCGAAGGAGGTGGTGAGCGTGGCGGCTAAGCTAACGCCAAAACAGAGGCGCTTTGTAAATGAATACTTGATCGACCTGAATGCTACGCAAGCCGCTATCCGAGCGGGGTACAGCAAAAAGACGGCTCAGCAGATCGGCGCAGAAAACCTTTCCAAACCTGTTATCCAGGCTGAAATCCAGAAAAGGCAGGTCAAACTCCAGAATAAGCTGGAGATCACCCAGGAACGAGTCCTTCAGGAGCTTGCCGCTATCGCGTTTGCGAACGGTGCAGACTTCGCTAAGGTCGTAAATACTGGGTTACTGCCTACGGTTGAGATGATTCCGACTGATGAGCTGACTCCTGAGAAGCTACCGGCTATAGCAGGTATCAAGGCTAACCAGTACGGCGTGGAGGTCAAGCTCCATGATAAGGTTAAGGCGCTTGAGCTGCTTGGTAAGTACCTCGGCACCTTTGAGGGCGGCGCGACACAGGAGCAGTCTGAGAACAACCTCTTCGAGGCGATCGACTCTATCGGAGAGGAGGATTTGAATGATCTACCAGAAGTTCAGTACTCGGCAGAAGGCGACTCTGATATGGTGGAAGACTAAGGCCTTCGGCAATCGCGACGGCGTTATCTGTGACGGTTCCATTCGTTCAGGTAAGACAGTCTCCATGACGGTCGGCTTTATCCTCTGGAGCATGTCAAGGTTTAACAACCAGAGTTTCGCTATCTGCGGCCGAACGATCGAGGCTCTGCGCCGGAACGTGATTGTTCATATTCCTACCTGGCTTGAGGGTCTCTTCACAGTGACTGAGCGCCGCAGTGAGAACAAGATGGTCGTGACCGTTGGGAAACGGACAAACACCTATTACCTCTTCGGCGGCCGAGACGAGTCCAGCTATACACTGATTCAGGGTATCACGCTGGCCGGCGTCCTTTTCGATGAGGTCGCGCTTATGCCGCGTTCCTTTGTCGAGCAGGCAATGGCACGTTGCTCTGTCTCCGGCTCGAAGTTCTGGTTCAACTGCAACCCTGAAAGTCCAGGCCACTGGTTCTATAAAGAGTGGATTTGCAAGGCGGCAGAGCGCAATATGCTCTATCTGCACTTCACTATGGACGACAACCTCAGTCTCGACAGTAAGATCAAGGCCAGATATGAGGGTATGTATTCCGGCGTGTTCTATGACCGCTATATCAGAGGTTTGTGGACTGTTGCAGAGGGCCTGATCTATACCATGTTTAATAAGGACTACCACATAGTTCCTTCTATACCTCGTAGCTACGAGGACTACCTAATCTCCTGCGACTACGGCACACTGAACCCGACTTCGGCCGGGCTGTGGGGGCTGTGCGAGGGAAAATGGTACCGCATTCGCGAGTATTACTACGACGGACGAAAACAGCGGCACCAGCGAACAGACGAGGAGCATTATGCAGCAATTGAAGAGCTTGCCGGCAACCTGCCGATCAGAAAGCTCATTGTTGACCCGTCTGCCGCGTCTTTTATCGAAGTAGTACGCAGGCATGACCGCTTTATGGTTGAGCCTGCAAGCAATAGAGTTCTTGACGGTATTCGCGATGTCGCCACTCGGCTGAACGCCGGCGACTTCTTTATCTGCGATTGCTGTAAGGACTGTATTCGAGAGTTCGGTCTCTACCGCTGGGACGAAAAAGCGATTGATGACCGGCCTCTTAAAACCGACGACCACGCAATGGACGATACCCGCTACTTCGTCCGCGCTGCGTTCCAGCCGTCGAGATTTAGTTTTTAAGGAGGCGAGATCATGCCTTTATTTATGAACCCTATTGAGCAAGAGCTTTTTAATCTGCGCCTCCGTGCCGGCAGGCCGATCACTGAGCTTGAGTTCTACGCCAGAGAGCTTGACGCCTGGGAGTCTTCCCCGGAGCGTAAGGAAATGCTTGACGGCGATCGATACTATGTCGGCAACCACGATATTCTGCGGCGCAAACGCACCGCGATCGGTCCTGACGGGAAGCTGATTCCTGTGGAGAACCTTCCGAACAACCGTATCGTGGATAACCAATACGCGAAACACGTAGACCAGAAGGCCAACTACCTGCTCGGTCAGCCAATCTCCTTTTCCTGCGATAATGACGGGTACGTAGCTGAGGTCAAGAAGATTCTCGGCATGAAGTTCATGCGTACCCTGAAAACCGCAGGAGTTGAGTGCTTTAACGCAGGTATCTCCTGGCTCTACCCCTACTATAACAAAAGCGGCGAGCTTGCTTTCCGCATGTTCCCCGGCTATGAGGTACTCCCTTTCTGGGCAGACGCCGCGCACACTGAGCTTGATTCGGCTTTGCGGCTCTATCCTGTCGAGGTGTACTACGGAACTGAGAAGAAGATCGTCAAGAAGGTCGACCTTTTCACTATGGACGGCGTTACGACTTACACCTTTGAGGACGGCAGGCTGACACAGGACACCGAGAAGCAGTCCTATGTTAAGGCGAAAGACGCCAGGGGCAATGAAAAGCCTCTGAACTGGGAACACTTTCCGCTTATCCCTATCAAGTACAACGCGAAAGAGATTCCCTTGATTCGCCGCGGCCGTTCGCTGCAAGACGCGATCAACCTGCTCCAGTCTGACTTTGTGAATAACATGGAGGAAGACGTGCGGAACACAGTTCTCGTGCTCAAGAACTACGACGGCCAGGACCTCGGCGAGTTCCGGCGCAACCTCACTACCTACGGAGCTATCAAGGTCCGCACGGTTGAAGGTACTGACGGCGGTGTGGACAGTCTCGAGATCACGGTAAACGCCGAGAACTATAAGACTGTTCTGGAGCTCCTGAAAAAGGCGCTCATTGAGAACCTCCGTAGCTACGACGCAAAGGACGACCGGCTTTCCGGTACGCCTAACCAGATGAATATCCAGAGCATGTATTGCGACATCGACCTCGACGCAAACGCAATGGAGACCGAGCTGCAAGCTGCTTTTGAAGAGATTCTCTGGTTCGTCAATACGCACCTCGCCAACACCGGCAAGGGCTCGCTTGAGTCCGAAGATATTACGGTTATCTTCAACCGCGATATTCTTATCAACGAGTCCGAGTCTATCGATAACTGTGCGAAGTCTGTCGGCATTATCTCTGACGAGACGATCGTAGCTATGCACCCGTGGGTTGATGACCCTGCAGCTGAGCTGGAACGCCTCGAAAAGCAGAAAGAGGAAGCTGACCCCTACCGCGCAGCCTTTGAGCAGGCCAACGCTTTGCGCAATCCCGAAGGCGGTGAGCCGGTAAATGAGGAATGATAGATACTGGGCCAATCGAATGCGGATTCTTGAAGAGTCCTTGCTCGATACCGGCTATGATTATGTAAAGAACCTCGAGCGGCAGTATGCAACCGCTATTCAGGATATAGAATCGCAAATCGCGAAATGGTATCAGCGCTTTGCTACTGAGAATGGCATAACTCTCGCCGAGGCTAATAAGCTGCTTACCACGCAGGAGCTTGACGAGTTCAGGTGGACCGTTGAAGAATATATAAAATACGGTCAAGAGAACGCAGTCTCTCAGGCGTGGTATAAGCAGCTTAAAAACGCTTCTGCCCGCGTTCATGTATCGAGGCTTGATAGTCTCAAGCTCCAGCTCCAGGCGCAAGCCGAAGCTCTACACGGAGCCCAGACGGAGCTGCTTGAGACTTCTCTCGCGGAAGTTTATGAACGCGGTTATTACCATACAGCCTTTGAGCTGCAAAAGGGTATCGGAGTCGGCTGGACCCTTCACGGTTTGACCGACGACACGATCAAGAAGGTGCTCGCAAGACCTTGGACTCTGGACGCCCAGACGTTCAGTGATCGTATCTGGGCCAATAAGCAAGCCCTGGTAAACAGCGTGAACACGCAGCTTACGCAGACGATCATGCGCGGCGCTGCACCTGATAAGGCAATTAAGGCGATTGCTGATCGCTTTAAGGTTTCCCGCTCGCAGGCCGGCCGCCTGGTCATGACTGAGACTGCGGCCTTTGCCAACATGGCGCGAAAAGACTGCTTTACCGATCTCGGCGTTAAGAAATACGTGATCGTGGAGACCCTTGACAAGGAGACCTGTAGCCTTTGCGGTTCTTTGGACGGCAAGGTCTATCCTATGAGTGAGTACAAAGTCGGCGTTACTGCGCCGCCTTTCCACCCCTGGTGCCGCGGCACGACCGCGCCCTACTATGAGGATATGGAAAACCTCGGAGACCGTTTCGCAAGAGACGACGAGGGCAAGCGCTATACCGTTCCTAAGGATATGACCTATAAGGAGTGGGAAAGAAAATTTTTACCAAAAGCGCTTACAACCTTACCGCAGCGTGATATAATCATAGGGAGGTCCGTAGGTGCGAAAGCTCGTAACTATGAAGTCATGGACCTTGACACCGGCGAGATGTTCCACTTTGCTGAAGGTACAAAGATTCAGGACGTAGAGGTCTTTGCCGGTAAGGGAGTAAAGTCTCCCTTTAGAAAAGCTGAGAAGTACGCTGACCGTTACGGCGGCAAGCCAGAGGACTGGCAGCACGCAAAGGGGTTTGGTGTTCTCGCTACGCCTGAGGGCGATCGAGAGGCCGAGGTCCATTGGGTGCAGTGCTCTGGCGTCGGCAAGTTTGAGTTCTTTGTTAAGGAGTGGTTGGATTGAAGGTGAAGTATATCGGGCCGGACTTCGTTGCTATGCCCACTGGTACAGTATGTGAAGTACTGTCTATCGAAAAAGGTTGGTACCGTGTTATGACTGAGCTCGACGAAACTTACCTTTTTCCGCCTAAAGTATTTGAGATTGTTGAAGGGTCTGAGGCTGATGTTCTGGGTTCATAATTGACCTGTATCGTGCCAATGGCTCTAAGAGGGTAAACCTAAGGGCTCCAGCGTAAAAACGCGATACAGGAGACCGTGGAGTCCCATACAAGCAATAATGATTAGAGCACCCCTGCGGATAACGCAGGCGGTGCTTTTTTCATACAAAAATTACCGCCTTGCGTGGCGGACAATAAATAGCGCGCCCGCAATACCGGGACTGGCCGGATAAAAAGGATAGCGGGAGACAGGAGGAAAATATGTTGGACTGGCTGAAAACTATTTTGGGAGAAGCGTACTCCGAGGAGATCGACAAGAAGGTTTCCGAGGAGATCGGTAAGAACTTCGTGGCGCGTGCTGACTTTAACACGCTGAACACTGAGAAGAAAAACCTTGCCGACACGGTTAAGGAGCGCGACAAGCAGCTGGAGACCCTCAAGGCCTCTACCGGCGACGTTGAAGCTCTGAAAAACCAGATCGCAACTCTCCAGACCGAGAACGCAACTGCGGCGAAGGCCCATGAGGCTGAGATCAAAAGCCTCAAAATCGATACCGCCGTTGAGCTGGCTCTGTCTGCGGCAAAAGCGAAGAACGTAAAAGCCGTTAAGGCTCTGCTCGACCTGGATAAGGCTGAGCTGGACGCAGATGGCACCGTTAAGGGACTGGCCGACCAGATCAAGAAACTGGCCGAGGCTCCTGACAGCGGCTTTATGTTCGAGACTGGCAAGGCTGGATTCAAGGGTTTCAAGCCTGGTGAGAGCGGTGACCCTAACAACCAGCCCCCGGACTATTCTAAGATGACCTACGAGGAACTCGCTGCGTATATGGAGAACAACCCTGACGCGGCAAACTAATTTTGAAAGGAAGTTGAACAATAATGGCGAAATTTGATGCTAAGTCCTTCAATGAGAAGGCATTCGGCAAGTATATGTCTGCCGTTCCCAACCCTAAGCTGAATAAGCTGAGAGAGTCTCGTGCGATCGTGGGCGACCAGCGCCTGCGCGATACCTTTGGCAACGCGAACCAGGGCGGTACTGTGTACGCGGTTCTGCCTTTCTTCGGTCTGCTCGGCGGCGCCGCTCAGAACTACGACGGCGTGAGCGACCTGAACCCCGGCTCTACTAAGACCTTTGAGCAGGGTGTTTTCACCTTCGGCCGTATGAACGGCTGGACTGAGGCCGACTTCTCCTATGACGTCACTGGCGGCGTTGACTTTATGGCGAACGTCCGCAACCAGATCAACGAGTACTGGAACAGCGTTGACCAGGATATTCTGCTTGACATCCTGAAGGGTATCTTCCTCATGTCCAATACCGGCACCGGTGCGATCAAGACTGCAAACAAGAAGTTCGTGGACAACCATACCTATGACATCTCCGCAAGCGGCGACACTGAGACTACTGCTGACATGATGATGACCGCCACCACTCTGAACTCCGCTATCCAGAAGGCCTGCGGCGATCACAAGGGTAAGTTCTCTCTGGTGCTCTGCCACTCTGCGGTTGCTACCAACCTGGAGAACATGAAGCTCCTGACTTACCTGAAGTACACTGATGCCGACGGTATCGAGCGCGAGCTGGGCCTGGGCTCCTGGAATGGCCGCCTGGTTATCGTAGACGACTCCATGCCTGTTGCCGAGGAAGGCAGCACTCACAAGCACAGCGTCTACACCACCTACGTGCTGGGTGAAGGTGCGATCGGTTGGGAAGATGTCGGCGCGAAGGTGCCGTACGAGATGATTCGTGACGCTAAGCACCGCGGCGGCGAAGATACCCTCATCAGCCGTAAGCGCAAGGCTGTGTCTGTTGCAGGTATCTCCTACACGAAGACCTCCCAGGCTACCAACAGCCCCACCAATGCTGAGCTGGCTACCGGCACTAACTGGTCTCTGGTTAACGACGGTACCGATACGATCGCTGATAAGGTTATTCCTATCGCCCGTATCATCTCCAGAGGTTAAGGCCTATGGTGGACGTACTCGCGGCAGTAAAAACCCGACTGTCGGCTCTCGGCTATACGGTAGCTGAGACCGACAGCGCGGCGATCGACTACAATGTTAAGAAAGCCGAGGCAGACCTAAAGGCCAGAACGAATCAGCTTCAAGTGCCTGAGGGCCTTTTCTATGTCTGGGTGGATATGGCCGCGGGCATGTTCCTCGCAGACAAGAAACAGACCGGCGCACTCGCCGATCAGTATGACTTTGAGGCCCCTGCAAAGAGTATCTCTGAGGGCGATACTTCGGTCACTTTCGCAATCGCCGATACTGGCTCTTTCGAGGACCAGTTCGACGCAATGCTTGCAAAGATGATCGAACCCAGCGCAGAGCTGATCGCGGCTTATAGGAGGCTGGTATGGTAAAGAACTATCGAAACGCGCTCCAGAAGCTCTGGAAGGGCCTCTGCGACGTTTACACAGTCAAGACTATAAGAAACCCAGCCAACGGCCGAGACGAGCCCACGGAGGTCCAGGTTCTCCAGAAACAGCCGTGCAGGCTTTCCTTCTCCAGTATCTCAAGCACTACCGAGCAGGATAGCGCTCCGCTGACACAGCAGTCGCTGAAACTGTTCCTCGATAAGTCCGTAGCCATTCCTCCCGGCTCGAAAATCGTGGTTACCCAGGAGGGCCAGACAAATGCCTATGTGCAGTCTGGTCCTCCTGCAGTTTACAGCGTTCATCAGGAGATCATGCTCGTGCCTTTCGAGAGGTATGCGTAATGGCTCGCTGGGGCCGCTGCGACTTCTCTCAGTATCGAGAGCTTGCGAACAGCTTTGGCAAACTGAGCGACGCGGAGCTTGATGATCTCTGTATCGCCTGCAGTAAAGAACTTGCGTCCAGACTTCTGGCGCTGGTTATCCCTGCAACGCCGGTCGGCAAATACCCGAAAGGCTCCGGCAAGAAAGGCGGTACTCTCCGGCGCGGCTGGGGCGCAAAGAACGGCAAAGCCGCTCAGGGCTATGCGCAGTCCTTGACTGTGACAAAGAGCGGTAATATGTATACCGTTGAGATCATCAACCCCGTAGAATACGCCTCCTATGTGGAGTTCGGTCACCGAACCCCTTCCGGGGGCTGGGTCGAGGGTCAGTACATGCTGACTATCTCGGAAGAAAAGCTAAAGCGAATCGCCCCGTCTGTGCTTGAGAAGATGGTGCTCCAAAAGCTGAAGGAGGTTTGCAATGGCGGAAATTAACACGAACATTATTTTAGATGGAATCACTTTGGCCTTGCGAAAGGCCTTTCCTGAAAGTCATATCGAGTCTGACACAGTAAAGCAGGGGCTTCGGCCGCCTGCTTTTATTGTGCTTTTGGTAAACGCCGAAGTCCTGGACTATCCGGCGCAGCGTCAAAAGAGACTCCCTCGCTTTGATGTCCTTTACTTTCCAAAGGCTGGACGAGAAGAGTGCTACCGCGTAGCCGATACCCTCTGTGAAGAGCTCAAGCTCATCAACCTGCCGGGGGGCGATAAGCTGCGCGGCACGGATATGAGCTTTGAGGTCACTGCCGGCGTGCTGCATTTCCTCGTCTCGTATAACCACTTTGCTCGTACAGAGATCAACGAGACTCTGATGGGCGCGCTGAAAATTGAGCAAGGAGGAAAGTAATATGGCTAAAGCCTCTACCGCGGCAAAGGCTGCGGTTCCTAAGCACTCGAAAGAGCAGCTGCTCAGGTCTAACCGATACGCGAATCGACGCGACCTGATCGGCGCTCTTTTGGAGGACGATAAGCAGTATACCCTCGCTGAGGTCGATACTGCGATCGATAACTTTATGAAAGGTAAGGTGAAATAATATGGCCCTTGGCGGTGGAATCTGGGCAGTACAGAACAAGGTACTCCCCGGTACTTATATCAACTTTTCCAGCGTGGCTAAGGCGTCCGCTACCCTCTCCGAAAGAGGTTACGCGGCTATGCCTCTGGTGCTGGACTGGGGTCCCGATAACACGGTTTTCGCCGTGACGAGCGGGGACTTCCAGAAGAACAGCCTTAAGCTGTTCGGTCACCCGTATACCGATAAGGCTCTGCAGCCCCTGCGTGAGCTGTTCCAGTATACGCAGACCCTTTACGCTTACCGCCTGAACGGCGGCGGCGCGAAAGCTACGTGCGAGTTCTGCACCGCACGCTATTCCGGCGTTGCCGGCAATAAAATGTTTGTGGTTATCGCCGCAAATGCCGATCAGCCGAGTCTCTTTGACGTCAGCCTATACTATGACACCACTCTGCTTGACATGCAGACGGTCGACGCGGCTACCGCGCTGAAGGACAACGACTTTGTCACCTGGAAGTCTGAGGCCGTGCTAAAGGCAACCGCAAAGACCCCGCTCGCGAGCGGCACGAACGGTACTGCAAACGCTTCTGCGCACCAGGCTTTCCTGGACAAGCTGGAGAGCTACAGCTTCAACACGCTCGGCTGTCCTTCCGATGACCCGACCACGATCAAGCTGTACGTCAACTACACGAAGCGCCTCCGCGACGAGATCGGCGCGAAGTTCCAGACGGTTATCTTCAACCTGTCTACCAATGAGAAGATCGGAGACTATGAGGGCGTTATCGAAGTCGGCAGTAATGTGACGGGCTACGATGAGAGCATTCCCGGCATGGGTCAGTACGGCCTTGTGTATTGGATGACCGGCGCGTCCGCTGGCTGCGCGGTCAATAAGTCCAATACCAACAAGAAGTATGACGGCGAGTTGACCGTCAACACCGACTACACCCAGGCCGAACTCGAGGCTGCGATCAAGAGCGGGCGCCTGATGTTCCACAACGTCAATGGAGAGACCCGAATCCTGGAGGATATTAACTCCTTGGTCACTGTCTCCGACACGAAGGGCGACGTATTCAAGTCTAACCAGACTATCCGCGTCTGCGATCAGATCGCCAATGACACGGCCGTGCTCTTCAATACCCGCTACCTGGGTACCGTGCCGAACGACGCGGCAGGCAGAGTCGCTCTGTGGAACGACATTTGCAAGCTGCACCAGGACCTTGAGTCTATTCGTGCAATCGAAGACTTTGACCCCGACAGCGTGACCGTTGAGCAGGGCGACACGAAGAAGGCTGTTCTCTGCATTGTGAAGAACCTGAACGTCGTGAACGCTATGGCTCAGCTCTATATGTCTGTCATCATCATGTAAGAAGGAGGTTTGAACTATGAATCAGCCTATTATGAACGCGCTTGACGCGGTTGCAGGCTCTCAGGCCTCTGCGTATATCACCATGGCCGACGGAAACAGATATTGCTTTATGCAGCTCTACTCCTTCGAATCCAATATGGAGATCAACGTGGCCGAGGTTCCTATCCTCGGCAAGTCCGGTAAGGGCAACAAGCCCACCGGCTGGACCGGTACCTGGAGCGGCACCGCCCACTATAACCAGTCTGTTATCAGAAAGATGTTGCTCGAGTACAAGAGAACCGGCTTTATGCCGACCTTCGACATTCAGGTTTCCAACGAGGACCCGACCGCTTCTGTCGGTCGTCAGACGATTATCTTGAAGAACTGCCTCACTAAGGGCGGTATCCTTGCGAAGTTCGACGCCGACGCCGAGACTCTGGACGAGGAGCTCGAAGGCACTTTCGACGACTGGGAAATGCCTGAGACCTTTAGCTTGCTGAACGGCATGCAGTAAACGACACAAAAACAGGAGGTAATTATTTATGGCTAAGAATCTGACTGCGTTCCTCGCTCAGAACGCAAAGAAGGTTGACAACGTTACTTTTATCGCGTCCGACCGTTTCGTGGACCCCGATACCGGCGAGGCAATGCCCTGGGAAATCTGCTGCATTACCGCCGCAGAGAACGCCTCTCTCAGAAAGTCCTGTATGCGCACGATCCCCGTGCCTGGCCGCAAAGGCCAGTTCACCCAGGACTTTGACGCGAACGCCTACCTCGCAAAGGTCTCCGTTCGTTGCACGGTGTTCCCTAACCTGAACGACGCAGAGCTGCAGCAGAGCTACGGCGTTATGGGCGCAGAACAGCTGATTACCACTATGCTGACACCTGCCGAGTTCGAGGACTACTCTACGAAGGTTCTGGAGGTCAACGGCTTCCAGTCCGGCGAGGAAATGGTGGAAGAAGCAAAAAACTAATACTTGAAGACGACCCCGAGGCGAGTTACGTCTACTACTGTCTTCACAAGTTCAAATGGCCGCCGAACGTCTTTCTTGACTTAGACCCTTATACGCAGGCTTTTATCATAGCCGCGATCGATATTAAGGTCGAGCAGGAAAAGAAAGAGGCGGCAAAAATAAAGCACAAGAAAAAATAAACGGCGGCGCGGAGTGGTTTGGGGCCCCGCTCCGCCGCTTTTTTCTTAGAAAGGAGGGCCTATGGCACTTATCAAGTCGCAGCTTGTTCTGGTCGACGGCATGACTGCACCGCTGAGAAGCATTCACCGAGCAATGAACCTGGCGCTAAACAGCTTTGAGTCCATGCAGACCGCTTCTGGGCGCGCAGTCGATACCCGCTCCTTCCAGACGGCACGTGAAGAGCTTGCTCGGATGGGCGCGCAACTTGAAGAAGTCGAGAACCAGACGCGCAGAACCGGCGGCGCGGCGGAGTCCATGAAGTCGAAGTTCATGCACGCGGCTGCGGCGGTCGGCGCTGCGCTGTCGATCAAGAACATTATCGGCCTTGCGGACGCCATGACGCAGACCGAGGCACGGCTGAACCTGATTACCGGCGACCTTGAAAAGACTGCGGCGCTGCAAGACCAGATCATGGCCTCCGCAAACAGGTCCCGCGCCTCCTATCAGAGCACGGCTGACGCCGTTGCGAAGATGGGTATCATGGCAAAAGATGCCTTTAACAATACAGACGAGCTTGTCGCCTTTACAGAGCTTATCAATAAGCAGTTCACGATTGCAGGCGCTTCTGTGGCCGGTCAAGAGGCTGCAATGATGCAGCTGACCCAGGCTATGGCCTCCGGCGTGCTGCGAGGTGAAGAGCTCAACAGTATCTTTGAGCAGGCGCCTACGATCATTCAAACGATTGCCGATCACCTCGGCGTATCGGTTGGCGAGATTCGGGCTATGGCTGCCGAGGGCCAGATCACAGCGCAGGTCGTCAAAGAGGCTATGCTCGGCTCGGCCAAAGAGATCAATGACCAGTTCAATGATATGCCTTATACCTTCGCCCAGGTCTGGACGATGATGCAGAACATTCTGCTCGAGGCGTTCGGTCCTTTGATTCAGGTTATCGGCGCGGGCGCGCAGTGGATTTATGAGAACTGGGCGGCAATCGAGCCCGTGCTCGTCGGCGTGGCTACGGCGGTCGCGATTCTTACCGCGGCGTATCTCGTTCATACCGCGGCCACCTGGCTCCAGGTTGAGGCGAACCGAGCCCTTATCATCTCGTTGCTTTCTAACCCGATTCTCTGGATTGCGGTAGCGATTGGCATACTCGTAGGCATGATCTATAAGTGGATTCAGTCTGTCGGAGGTCTCCGTAATGCCTGGAACCTCTGCACGCTTGCATTGATCGTCGGCTGGAATACAGTTAAGCTCGCGTTCTTCGTCGGTGTGTACTGGGTCATGGACCTGGTCGCAAAACTCCAGCTCTGCTGGCAGAAAGCCGGTGTTGCGATTGCGAACTTTATGGGAAACATGAAGGTCTCCGTTCTGACGATTTTGCAGAACATGATTAACGGTGCGATCGATCTTATCAATAAGTTCATCGGGCTGCTGAACAAGCTCCCTGGGGTCAATATTGAGGCGATCGAGCACGTCACCTTTGCGGCGACAGCCGCCGCAGAGAATGAAGCTGCAAAGGCTGCGAGAGCTGAGGAGCTTGCGAACTTCGAGGCCGAGCTTGCGGCAGCTAAAGCCGGTCGAGACGCGCATATAGACTCCCTGAAAACTGAGCTCAATTCTTCGGTCAGCGCTTTGCAAAGCGCAAATGCCCAGATGAAGGCAGAAGCTGCGGCGAACAACGCCGCAGAGCAAATGGCGCTTGATGGTATCGGTCAGGACCTGTCTGGCCCTGGAGGTATCAAGGACAGCGCCGGTAGCGCGGCTGCGTCTCTTAAGGAAACCACAGAAGACCTCAAGTATATGCGAGACCTCGCAGAGCAAGAGGCTATTAACCGCTTCACCACCGCCGAGGTCAAGATCGATATGTCCGGCATGACCAACCGTATCGACTCCGACATGGACCTTGACGGCGTGCTGAATACTCTGACCGAGGGCTTTGCCGAGGCTCTGGAAGTCGCTGCTGAGGGGGTGCATGAGTAAATGTATAGCTTTTTCATTGACGGCATGGAGCTGCCGATCGCTCCGCAAAAATTGACCGTTAAGATCAAGGGCAACAATAAAACGCTGACCTTGATTAACGAAGGCGATATAAACTTCCTGCGCGCCCCTGGGCTTACTGAGATCACCTTTGACGCGGTACTTCCCATGCTGGGGCAGTACTCCTTTGCGAACGGTTATCGCCGGCCGGACTCCTACCTAAACAAGCTGGAGAGCCTTATGGCCGGCAAGGAGCCGTTTCGCTTCCTGGTGAGCCGTGTGGCTCCCTCTGGCAGACTTTTATATGACACGAATATGAAAGTAAGCCTTGAGAATTACACGGTCACAGAGGACGCCACAAAGGGTCCAGACGTGACTGTTTCTATCACGCTCAAGCAGTATATCAGCTACTCGACGAAGACCGTCACCGTTGTAAAGCCAAAGCCTGAAAAAAAGCCCGTTGTTCAGCAGAAGAAAAAGCGAGAGACCTCCAGCGCACCGAAAGTCAAGACCTACACGGTTAAGTCCGGCGACTGCCTTTGGAATATCGCTAAGAAGTATTACGGCAACGGCGCGCAGTACACAAAAATCTATAACGCGAATAAGGGAAAGATCAAGAATCCGAACCTTATTTATCCGGGGCAGGTGTTGACGATTCCATGAAAATAGACTTGATTATTCAAAACGGCAGCACCGTCTACTACCCTATCATCGAGGAGGGTATCACGCTTGAGTGGGACCGTAAAGGTACTCCAGGCAAGCTCAAGTTTTCCTGTATCAAGGACGACGTTCTTTCCTTCCAGGAGGGAAACCCTGTAAAGCTATCCGTCGACGGGACGGATATTTTTTATGGTTTCGTGTTTGAAAAGAGCAGGTCCGGCCGGACGCCGTACCTCATTGAGGTTACGGCCTACGATCAGCTCCGCTACTTCAAGAACAAAGACACCTACGTCTACTCCAACAAGAAGGCGAACGAAGTCATTAAGATGATCGCTGAGGACTTCGGCCTGAAAACAGGAAAGCTGGAGGATACCGAGCACGTCATTGAGTCCCGCACCGAGGACAACGCTACGCTCTTCGATATTGCGCAGAACGCACTTGACGAAACGCTGCAGGCTAAGACAAAGCTCTTCGTTCTCTATGATAATGTCGGCAAGCTGACGCTGCAAAACATTGAGAACATGAAGCTAAACCTCTGTATCGATATGGACACGGCTGGCAACTACAGCTACTCCAGCTCGATCGACCGCCAGACTTATAACCAGATCAAGATCACTTTTGAGAATAAGAAAAGCGGTAAACGCGAGGTGTTTATAGCAAAAGACAGCGCAAATATCAACAAGTGGGGCCTTCTGCAGTACACCGACAAGGTGGAGATCGCCACAAACGGCGCGGCAAAAGCAGAGGCCCTTTTGAAACTCTATAACACAAAGACCCGTTCCCTGTCTATCTCCGACGCGCTCGGAGATATTCGGGTCCGGGCCGGTTCGTCCGTCATTGTGAAGCTCGGGCTCGGCGACATCAATATCCAGAGCTATTTGCTTGTGGAGAAGGTAACGCATAAGTTCAAGCAGAATCAGCACCTGATGGACCTGAAATTGCGAGGTGGTACATTTGTCGCCTGATATGACCGGATTCCTTGGAGACGTAAAACGCGCCGCCGTCGAGGCTGTTAAGGCTGGCAAGCCCTTCGCCTTTGTACTCGGCAAGGTAACCAGCGCCGCGCCGCTCAAAGTGCAGGTAGACCAGAAACTGGAGCTTACCGAACAGCAGCTTATCCTGACGAACGCGGTCAGAGATTACACGGTCCGCATGACTGTCGATCACCAGACCGAAGACACGTCCGGCGGCAGCGGCGATGCAGCTTTTGCCAGTCACAAGCATGCCTACAAGGGTACAAAGGTCTTTCGTGTTCACCTTGCGCTCAAGGCTGGTGAGCAGGTCCTTTTGCTGAGGGCTGACGGTGGGCAGAAGTTTATTATTTTAGACAGAGTGGAGGCGCCGAAATGATTCCCAAAACAGACGACGACCTCCTGACGCTGGAGGTCGAGACTCAACCGAGTCTCACTTACGCTCTGGATATTGAGCATGGGCGTATTCGCGGCATGGTCGATAACCTCGAGTCCCTAAGACAAGCGATCTATCTGATTCTCAGTACAGAGCGCTATGCGTACCTGATTTACTCCTGGGACTACGGGGTGGAACTCGTCGAGCTGATCGGCAAGCCGAAAGAGTACGCGCTCCCAGAGATTAAGCGTTGTATTACAGAAGCCCTGCTGCAGGACGACCGCGTTACTGCAGTAGACGGCTTTGAGTTTGAAACCGGAAAAGAGACTGTTCACGTTACCTTTACCGTGCGCAGCATTTTCGGTGACCTGGAGGTGGAAACTGATGTACGAAGATAAGACCTATGAGGCGATTCTTCAAGAAAAACTGGCGCGAGTAGCCTCGAGCCTTGACAAGCGCGAGGGCTCTATCATTTTCGACGCGCTTGCGCCGAACTCGCTGGAAAGCGCGATGATCTATGTCGCCCTCGATACTGTACTCAACGAGACCTTCGCTGACACAGCAAGCCGTGACTACCTTATCAAGCGCTGCAGCGAGAGAGGCATTACGCCTTTGCCCGCTACTGCGGCGGTCGGTATCGGCGACTTTAGCATGGAGATTCCTATCGGTACTCGGTTCTCCTGCGATAAGTATAACTGGGTTGTGACCGAGAAAATCTCGTCCATGAAGTACTACCTCAAGTGCGAGACTGCGGGTGCAGACCCGAACAGCTACACAGGCCAGCTTATCCCCATTGAGTATATCGAGGGCCTTGCTACGGCAGAACTTACCTCGATTGCGATCAACGGCGAGGACGAGGAAACGACTGAAACTCTGCGCCTTCGCTACCTCAACAGCTTTGAGAACCAGTCCTATGGGTTTAACCGCGGGCAGTATGTGGAAGTAACCGAGGCTCTGCCCGGCGTCGGCGGCTGTAAGCCATACCGAGCCTGGAAAGGTCCTGGTACGGTCAAGCTCGTTATCACGGACAGCGACTACAAGCCGCCTTCCAGTACTCTGGTTGAGAAGGTGCAGACCGCGATTGACCCCACGCAGAACCACGGCGAGGGTATCGGCCTTGCCCCGATCGACCACGAGGTTACGATCGTTGCCGCGACCGGCACCACGGTCAATATCTCTACAACATTGACTTTCGCTCCTGGCTGGAACCTGGAAGAAAGCCTCACCTATATCGAGGACGCTATCGACGCGTACTATCGAGAGCTCAATTCTACCTGGGCGCGAGAGGCTAACTTGATCGTGAGAATCTCGCAGATCGAGTCCCGCCTTCTGGCGCTCTCCGGCATTGTAGATATTTCCGGTACGACTCTGAACGGTCAGGCCGGAAACCTCACTCTTGATAAGGACGCGGTTGCAGTGAGGGGGTCGTTCTCCGGTGCGTAACTTCAACAATATCAGAACGATCGACCTCAGAGAATACTTGCCTGAGGTGCTGAAAGATGTTCAGGAAATGCGTGCGATCATGGAGGCCGAGACTCCTGAAGTTCAGGCTATCTGGGACGCCTGCGAAGACTGCATGAATGACCAGTTCATCATGGAGGCGACTGAAAATGGCGTTGCTCGCAGAGAGAAAATGCTGAAGATCACGCCCTTCGCCACGGACACCCTGGACGACCGCAAGCTCAGGCTGCTCAGTAGGTATAACGAGAATATTCCGTACACCAGAAGGAGCCTGGAGGCTCTTCTGGAGTCCCTTTGCGGAGCGGGCGGGTATATTCTCACAATCAATACGGCGACCTTTACGGTGAACGTGAAGGTCGCTCTTACTGTTAAAAAGCAAGAGACGATCATTGCAGAAACCCTTGAGCGAATCCTGCCCTATAACATGGTTTTCAGTGTTGAGCTTCTTTATAACACCTGGGGCCAGATTAAGGCCTATACCTGGGCAGAGCTAAAGAAACTCACCTGGAGAGAAATCAAAGAGGAGGTACTTCCGTAAATGGCTACGTACACGAAAAACTACAACCTAATAAAGCCGGCGCCTGAGGACTTCGGCGACGTCGCAGACCTTAACGCGAACGCCGATAAGGTCGACGAGGTTCTCAAGAAAAAGGCTGATCTCGACGCCGGCGGCAAGCTGCCGGCTGGGCAGTTACCTTCCCTGGACTACATTCCCAACGCGCAGAAGGGTGCAGCGAATGGCGTTGCGACTCTCGACGGGAACAGAAAGGTTCCAGTTGCGCAGATTCCTGTGCTCGACTATATTCCTACAAGCCAGAAAGGTACCGCGGGCGGTGTGGCCACGCTTGGTGCCGACGGCAAGATTCCCGAGTCGCAGCTCGGCGCGGTCGGTGTGCCTCCGCAGATCATCGTTACTGTTCCGAGCGGGAGCGCGGTCACCTGTAAAAGTGGCTCTAAGACGCTGAGCGCTACGAGCACCGGCACAGTGACCTTTGCCCTTCCGGCTTATGGTACCTGGACAGTGACCGCTACGCTGAACGGTCAGACCGCAACTGAGAACGTTGTTGTCGATGATGTAAAGCAGTATCGCCTGTCTCTGGCCTACTTCTCGGCGACTCTGCGCGTGACCTCTGAGTCTGGCGCGACCGTAACCGCAACTGGTCCTAAAACCGTTTCGGGGACTGTCCCGTCTAACGGTGTGCTGGACCTGAAGATCACCGCCCCCGGCACTTACGCGGTCTCCGCTTCTAAGTCCGGCGAAAAGACTGAGACGGTCTCCGTCCAGATCACCAACTCCGGCCAGACCTATACCGCAGAGTGCCTGTTCTTCAACAAGGTTCTCGCAAATAACACCTGGGCGCAGATCAGCAAGGCCTCTGCCGCCGGTAAAGCCTCCACCCTCTGGAAGGTGGGCGACGAGAAGAATATCAGCGTCAACGGCGAGACCCTCACCCTTGTGATCGTCGGCTTCGGCCATGACGATCTTGCGGGCGGCGGTAAAGCTGGTATCACCTTCGGCCTGAAACACCTGATGAAGGACCAGCGTCAGATGAATAGCTCGAATACGAACAGCGGTGGATTCCCAGGTTCTGCTATGTATTCCTGGCTCCAGAATACGCTCCTCAAACAGCTGCCCTCTGACCTGCAAGCCGTGCTGAAAAGCGTGAACAAGAAAACCTCGAAGGGCAGCGCAAGCTCGACGATCAACACGAATGCTATGAAGCTGTTCCTCTTCTCCGAGATTGAAATTTTCGGTACGACTACCTACTCGGCCTCTGGCGAGGGTGCGCAGTACCCGTACTTTGCAACTGCCGGCAATCGTATCAAGCACCTTGCCAATGGCACAGGGTCTACGATGTGGTGGTGGGAGCGTTCTCCTTATGCGAGCAACTCCAACGACTTCTGCTATGTGAGCAGCAACGGCAACGCCGACGCTAACCGCGCCAACTACTCCGGCGGCGTTTGCTTCGGCTTCTGTGTTTAATCTACTATCTATAGTAAATCCGGGGCCCTTGTGGCCCCGGTAGGAGGTGAAAGCTAACTATGTCAGTATATAAAGCGCTGCGAGGGGACAGTTCGGTCCAGTTCGTAGAGACCGCGCGCAAGCTCGCTGTGCATACCCGAAAATGCTGCCTGAAGATGCCGAAAAGGTATACCTTTTACGGCGCTCAGGAGCTCAGTGCTCTCGCCGATACCGTATACAATGAGGTTAAAATGGCGAACAGCGTTTTCCCCGGAAACCAGCATGAAGCACAGCTTCGCAGAGATCACCTGATCGAGGCCAACGCAACCTTGCAAGCCCTGATCGGCCAGCTCGGTATTATGTCCGACCTCTTGAAGCAGAACCCTGAGAAGCTGCGCTGGTTGGATAACGCCCTCGAGGAGTGGGCGTTGCTGATCGCCGAAGAGGCTAAGCTCATTTCCGGCGTCAAAAAGTCAGACAGGGAAAGATTCAAAAATCTTCCTTAGCTGATATATGGGTCCAGCCATGATACTGTTGTCTTTGTGCTGCGAAATGGTGGTGGGAGCGTTCTCCTAATGCGAGCAACTCCAACAACTTCTGCAATGTGAACAGCAACGGCAACGCCAACAATAACAACGCCAACAACTCCAACGGCGTTTGCTTCGGATTCCATAAGGAATCAGGTCCGACATAGTAAGCGGTAAACAGCCGCCGAACTCAGTACCTTTATGGAAGGATGACTGGTACCCTGCCTTTAGGCTAAAACACTCCTTTGATGTAGTCGCTCGGACGCTGCTTGCATGGCACGATTTACGCGGACCGTGTTTCATGGGCGGTACTACTATGCAGTTACCTTTTTCGCGTGAGATTCAGCATTACTGTACGAAGGGGACAATTTTTATTTTATGACAAGCGAAGAACGACACGAGGCCCGCTATCAAAGGCGGGTCAAAAGACGACAAGAAAGACGCCTTGCGCTCAGCAGATCATGCGGAGACTTCGAGGACGTCTTTTCTTATGAAAATCTATATCAATCCGGCCATATCTGCTGCCGCGGGGTTGGCTGGAAAAGCTCTACTCAGATGTACCGCTTTAACCTGGTTACGAATACGGCTGCTACGCGCCGCGCGCTTCTCGACGGGACCTATAAAAGCCGAGGCTTTATCGAGTTCGACCTCTGGGACCGAGGGAAAATGCGGCACATCAGGAGTATTCATATCAGCGAACGCGTAGTCCAGAGAACACTCTGCGACAAGGTGGTCAACCCTACGCTCAAGCCCTCGTTCATCTACGACAACGGCGCGAGCACGGAGAACAAAGGTATCGACTTCGCCCTCAACCGTCTTACCTGTCACCTGCAAAGGCACTACAGGAAGCACGGCCAGGACGGGTATGTCCTGCTCTTTGACTTCTCCAACTACTTTGCGAACGCCCAGCACTGGCCTGTCAGCAGAGAACTCGCAAAGCGGATTCATGACGTACGAATCAGGGCCCTCGCGAATGAGTGCCTTGATAACTTCGGTCCGGTCGGGTACGGCCTGGGAAGTCAAATCTCCCAGACTGCTGCGCTCATGCTGCCGAACAAGCTCGATCACTTTATAAAGGAAAAGCTCGGCATTAAGGGCTACGCAAGGTACATGGACGACGGTTATCTGATTCACACGAGCAAAGAGTACCTGCAAAAGTGTCTCGTGCAAATGCAGGAAGTCTGCGCGTCTCTCGGTATCATTCTGAACACGAAGAAGACGAAGATCAAGCGGCTCAGTGAGGGCTTCAAGTTCCTGCAGGTTCGTTTCAAGTTGACTGAGACCGGGAAGGTCCTTCGCAAGATGAGCTATGAGACCATTAAGAAAATGCGGCGCAAGCTCAAGAAGTTCAAACTCTGGAACGAAGTCGGCCGAGTCGTGAAGATCGGCGGTAAGTTCATCCGCAAAGTCTTTCCGCTCTCTGATATTTGCGGAGCCTATGAAAGCTGGCGCGGACACATGAAACGCGGCAACAGTTTCCATGCCGTTCAGCGCATGGACCTGTACTTTAAGAAGTTGTTCGGGTTCCACCCGAATAATAAAACAGAATGGAGGAAAGCGCTATGTACCTAATCACGAACTCCGCAAAGCTCATTGTGGAAATCTGCAATCATCCCTGCTACGTTCGCAGGCAGTCTAACGGCGTCGTTATTCTCAGCGACCAGGAACACGCTGACGCGATCTATTCTAACGACTCCGATACCTTCTGGCCTATTGAGCGCGTCGGCTATCTCTGCGACAGCCACACCCTCGTTGAGGTCGAGAGCGTCCCCAATAATGTAGTCGCTGGCTACTACTTCTACCACGCCGGAGAGTTCTACACGACTGAGGCGAACCTGAGCGCCCTGGCGAAGGCAAAGACCCCTGAGCTCGCGAATATCGTCTTTGTAAAGCTGGCCGAGACGGAGCAGCTGGACGATACTACCTTGACCGAGCACGCCGAGCAGTTCCCAGCATGGGCTTACCCCGTAAGCTACGCCGCGAAAGCAATCTGTACCTATGAGGGCAAGCTCTACCGCTGCAACCAGGCGCACACTTCTCAGGCTGACTGGACGCCGCCCTCTGCGGCAAGTCTCTGGAAAGAGATCGGAGACCCCCGAGCCGAGTTCCCGGAATGGTCTCAGCCCCTCGGAGCGCACGACGCCTATAATCTCGGCGACAAGGTATCGCACAACGGCAAGAAGTGGGTCAGCACTGCTGCAAATAATGTTTGGGAACCTGGTGTGTACGGTTGGGAGGAGGTAGTATGACGATCTATCAATGGCTCTGCCTTCTCGGCGCTCCGGCGCTGATCGCGGCAGTATTCAAGTATCTGCACTCGCTCGTTAAGAAGAACGCCACTGACACGGCCGCAGTGAAGGCGGGACTGCAGGCTCTGCTCAGGGCGCAGATGATTAACGACTATAACAAGTGGGACGACCGCGGCTATGCGCCGATCTACGCAAGAGAGAACTTTGAGAATTGCTGGAAGCAGTACCACTCTCTCGGCGTTAACGGCGTCATGGACGACCTTCACAACAAGTTCCTCGAGTTGCCGGTCCAGCCTCCGGATGCGAACTAAAAAACGAGAGTTCTCTAAAGTACTGATTGCCTCAGTAGGAGCCGTTACGCTTGCCGTGACGGCTTTTACTTTGGCGGTCGTATGGAGAACCGGCGACACTTCGCCGCTCGCCTACCTAATTCCCGCCGTCTTTGCCGAGCTGGCCACTGCTACCGGCTTTTACTACAGCAAGGCAAAGGCAGAAAACCGAATCAAGCTCCGCAAGAAGTACGGAGCTGATATTTATAACGACTCAAAGGAGGTATAACCTATGCTGGAAAGTTTGACTCAAAACCTTATCAATATCGGCTGGGCAATGCTGATCTTCCTCGCTGCGTACCTCGCGAACATGGCTTTCTCCCTTTGGTACAATATCAAGATTCTGCATGAGCCCTTTGACCGAGACAAGCTGATCGCCAGCGGCCTGAAGATTCTGACATTCGTTGTCGGGCTGACGCTGCTCTGTACATCGATCACCGCACTGCCGCTATTTGCTACTCAGGTCGGCTGGGCAATTCCTGAGGAGTACTCTGACCTCTTCGCCGACCTCGTGATTATCGGCTCTGTGCTGCTCGTCTCCTGCAAGTATATTAAAGAAGCCTACACTAAGTTCGTTGCAATCCTAAATGACAAGGGAGGCGCTGAAGTTGAGCAACAGTAAACTTATCTCTTATACGAAAATCTCTCCGAACAGGACAAGCCCCAGAAACCATAAGATCGACACCGTGACTATCCATTGCGTGGTCGGCCAGTGCTCTGTGGAGACCCTGGGCAATATCTTTGCGCCTACCTCCAGACAGGCGTCCTGCAACTACGGTATCGGCGCAGACGGCCGTATCGGTATGTACTGCGAGGAGAAGGACCGCTCCTGGTGCTCCTCCAATGCCGCAAATGATAACCGCGCGATCACGATTGAGGTCGCCAGCGATACCAAACACCCTTACGCGGTCAATGCCAAAGCCTACGCCGCTTTGATCGACCTGCTCGTTGATATTTGCAAGCGCAACGGCATTCCACGCCTCGTCTGGTCTACCAGCAAGGCTGACCGCGTGAACCACAAGAACGGCTGCAATATGACCGTACACCGCGACTACGCCAATAAGTCTTGCCCTGGTGAATATCTCTACTCCAGGCACGCCCAGATTGCCTCTGAGGTCAACAAACGCCTCGGGAGTACAGATACCAGGCCCCAGCCTGAAAAGGTCCTGTATCGCGTACAGACTGGCGCGTTTCGCAATAAGGCAGGCGCCGAGGCGCTGCTCCAGCAGGTCAAGGCTAAGGGCTTTGATACTTATATGGTAAAGGTCAACGGCCTGTATAAGGTTCAGGTCGGCGCGTTCGCGCAAAAGTCCAATGCGATCGCTATGGCCGCTAAGCTGAAAGCCGCCGGCTTTAGTACCTATGTCGTCTCTGGGGGCGGTAAGTCTGTCGAGGAGATCGCTCGCGAGGTTCTCCAGGGCAAATGGGGAAACGGCGCAGATCGTAAAGCCCGGCTTGAAGCTGCCGGCTACGACTACGCAGAGGTTCAGGCAAAAGTAAATACGCTCGTCTAATTAAAAAGGCCGAGGCCGTTCCTTCGTGGAACAGCTTCGGCCTCTTTTACTATTTGCGGTAAAACCACATAGGAAACTCCGCGTAATCCCGGCGGTTTAGCGCGCTCCCTTTTATTACCAAACACGGTACAATAATAATGTCAGGTGGATAACCCTGGCAAATAAAAGAGCCCTTGCAGGTAGCAACTGCAAGAGCTCAGAAAGGAGGAAGCGCCTATGAGCGAGGGCTTCACCCCGGACGGCTATTACGCCGCCTGCGTCGATGGCACCTGGATAACCTTTATCACCTATGAAGAGTATCTGGAGTACATCGACAGCTAAACCTCAAACGCTCGAGAGCCTGGCCGGCCGTAAGGCCGGCTTGGTTCGAGAGTGTTCATATATTATACCGCGTTCCTTTGGAAAAGTAAACACCGTAAGAACTGCATACTGAAAGCAGTAAAACCTCAGTTGTTTCGTCGGCTCCCTTTTATTACCAATCGCGGTACAATTATAAATGTCAAGAGGATAACGCCACAACTACTAAAGGAGAAATCAAAATGAAAAAGACTACTGCGCTTGATTCTTTTATCGCTGCAATCTCTGAAATGAATATTCGTTTGGACGAACTGAAAGAGTTCGCTGAAAATCACATGAACTACGACCCCGAGTCTATTAACTGGGGCCATGTTGCAGAGGCTCAGCACTTTCTTTCTGCTTTGACGGAGTTGACCGATATGGCATATCGGCGCGGCGAATACGCTGACTAAGTAAAACGCAAATTTTTTTCATCAATTCACTTTAGCAATCTACTGTATTAAAGGAGGACTATATGAGAACTCATCGTGCTTGTTATAGCTACAGCGCGCTCTATCGCTGCGCCGAGGCTGTAAAAGCGACAACCTGGACCGTTCGCCGGTCCGCAGAGCATTTTAGTAAATGCTTTGAGATCAAGAAAATCTTTGAGCTTTGCTACGAAGAAACGCACTGCTTGCTTTTTGAGCCAGACTTTTCTCCATGGTACGACTACCTTAAAGCAGTCGATCGTAAAGAGACGAAAAAGGTTCTCGACCGCAAGCTCTGCACTTGCCACCGCTTTGTCTGCAATCAGCTCAACGCAATCCTGACTGACATGAATTGCGGAGAGGTCGACGCTATCGATTAAGGAGGAGCCTATGGCTAAACGAGTAGGGTCGCAGAACGACCAGCCCTTTATCAAGCTCTATCGTGAGCTTACATACCGCTGGACTCCCTGGGAGGTCTGGCAGGACTTCGTTACAATGTTCGCCTGCTCGATCTCGAATGCAGTCGAGAAGCTGCACTTTGATGATCGCGAGGCGATGTACCTCAAGCGAATCCAGAAGTACAACGCCAAAGAGCAGGAAATCTTTCCGCAGCTCGCAGCAGAGGTTGTACTTGCCCTGGAGAAGAATCCAGAGCAAGACTTCCTCGGTAAAATCTTTATGGAGCTCGGCTTGAGTAACGACTCCGGCGGCCAGTTCTTTACTCCGTACAACGTCTGCCAGATGATGGCTGAAATGACTATCGGCAACGTTGTGCCGCAAGTTAAAGAGCGCGGCTACATTACGATCAATGACCCCGCCTGCGGCGCTGGCGCGACCTTGATCGCAGGAGTTCATGCCGCAGCTAAACCGCTTATGAAGGCTGGTTTCAACTGGCAAAACCATATTCTTGTCACCGCGCAAGACATTGACTACACCGTTGCGCTGATGTGCTATATCCAGCTTTCGCTGCTCGGTGTGGCGGCTTATATCAAGGTAGGAAATACCTTTACCGAGCCCATGTGCTCAAAAGATACCCTGGAGAGCTACTGGTTCACGCCCATGTACTGCTCCGAGGTATGGACGATCAAACGGCTTTTCAAGGGCAAGACGCTCTTATAAGCAAATATATTTAGGAGGTTTTTATTATGGCAACTATTACAACGAAAGAGACTCGCATGTTTGACTGGCGTAACCCCGGCGTGCTCAAGGTCGGCGACGAGATCACCGAGACCCTGGAAGACGGCCGCGAGGTCGTGTTCGTCGTCATGGACTACGGCGTGATCGGTTTGAAAGGTCTGCTCGGCTGGCACCAGATGAATAAGACCTGGACCAACAAGGGCGGCTGGCTCGCCAGCGACATGCGCCGCTACCTCAACGAGGAAGTTATTGAGCTGCTGCCCGATGACCTGCTCGCTGCAATCAAGCCGCGCAAGTTCGGCGACGAAGAAGATCGCCTCTGGCTCTTCTCTGAGGTCGAGATTTTCGGTGAGCGTATCTGGGGTGCTGGCGATGAGGGCGATAAGCAGCTCGAGTACTTCAAGAACCCGATCAACCGTGTCAAGTTCGATGAGGACGGAGATGCGTT